TTTCTAAACTCGTAAAAGAACACGGTGATGATGTTATTGGTTTAACATTAGGCAACTTAGGTGGTAGTGACCGTATTATTTCATTTACCGTACTGGATGAAGGTAAGCGCGCTACTATTCGTAAGAAACTGACTATTCAATCAGATGAAACATTATCTGTTGATGAAGACGTTACTTTTAACTTCAAAGTACATAGCAGCGAAGAAGAAAGAATTAAATCACTATAAGAAATATTACTCTACTACCCAATTAAGGGTAGTAGAGTAATTATCTTTATGCTCTAAATTCTTCAGCTACTGTTTTACATTGTAAACCAAATTGACGTACTAAATTATTAATCTCTTTAGAGAACGTTTCATTTGGTTCAGATTCACTGTATTGACCTAAGAAGTCTAATACCAATGCCATTGCATCTTTACAGCTATTATAGAAAGTATACAATTGATTATAGGCTACTACTTTGGTCAAGAATGAATAACTAATATAACGAATTACTTCTTTAGTTAAGTTATTCAAAACAGATAATGCTGCGTAAGTATCATCATCTTGTCCTTTAACTAAGTTATCTTGAATAGATTTAGTTAAGACATCATTATACCAATCTAGATAAATCTTAGTACTACTTACATCACTAATTAACAAACTAGAAGCGCCAACAATCGTATGTTCAAGTCTATTGAAGTTAGAATTTAAGATTTCTAAACATTGTTTACCAAATAAGCTTTTACCATTAGTATCTTTTACTATAGGTTTAAGTACCTCATCGATAGATTTACGATTCCAATAGTTACCAAATAGCAATCTGTTCACTGTATTAGTTGTAATAGCAATTTGTTTTTTCATTTCTGTATTAGCTTCAGAGCTTCTTGTTTCAACCCATTGTGCAATACTATTATACAAACCACTTAACTCATGTCCACAGTTATCTAATTTCTCTGTAAAACTTTGATCGAATATATCGCCATTTAAATAGATAACATCCATTAAATCACCAATGCGACTACTGTTTACCATGTAAGCAAGATAACTAAATGGTGAATTAATCGTTTTAAAGTTAGACTCGATAAATTCTTCTAATGTTACTTTATTAACTTTAGGATTATCGTATTCGTTGAATAAGAATGAATAACCAGCTACCTCTGGGTCTTGTTTAGTATATTCAGCTACACAATCATGTCGTGTTTCTACAGCTTCTAATACTTCTTTATCGTAAATGGCTAAATTAAGATCTTCACGAGCTTGTCGTTTTTCTTCTACTAATTGTGCGTAGATTTTATCTAAAATAGTACGAACAGTAGTTAAACGAAGTGATAAACTCTCACCCTTACCATATACCTTACCCAGTTTATCATTAATCACCATAATAGCTTGAGGCTCTAGGCTATCACCTTCCATTGGTCGGTTATCACCATAGGTCAATAAACGCAATGCGGTATTATAGTAATCATTAGCCAGTTTCTGATTAATCGCACATTCGTTTGTACAAATCTGCTCTTGAATAGTCTCTTCAGTTTCATCTAACAAATGATGAGATGGTGTAGAAGTATATTCACTTGCTTCTTCTAATGGGATATCTGGTTGAATCTCAATTATCGTAGTACGGTCTTCACGAGAGATACATCCTTTATCTTTAATAAAGACTAACATATTTCGTAAAGATTCATTAGAAGATTCTAATTTAGCTACTTCATCTTCAGAATGTTCTACTTCTTTTAATTGCTCTACAGTATTGTTAATCGCTTCTGTAGGAGAATTTAGAATCTCTTCAATAGAAGTATTGCTTTTATTAGTAGTAGGTTCAGTATCAGAAGACTGACCTGATGGTTCACTACTTTCTTTATGTTGTTCAATTGGGGTGGTAGTATCTACATCATCCCAAGAATACTTATTACTAGACATAACAATTTCCTTTTTATTTCTATGAAAATGGTTTTACACTCATAGGTTTTAGATAGAAAGGTTAATAAAAATGAATTTATTTAGTGACGTTGTGGAGAACGATTATAAGACTGGCCCGTATTTCATTCCTAATCATATTGGTTTAAGTGAAGATGACCAAAAAAGATTAAGTGAAATTCGAGAAAACTATATCAAAAGAATCCAAAAAGAAAACAATAATACTCAATCAAAATAGTTTTAAATATAATTAGATACTCCTACTTAATTGTAGGAGTATCTAATCTATTTTAAGTTTTACTTACTAGAACCAGTAGCAAGATTATAAGCAACACGTGCTACTTCTTTAACACCTTTGCCTGTAGCTTTTGCCGCTGCAACTAAATCAGAACCTAAATCTTTCAATGCTTGTTTACGATTTTCAGATTTACGTTCGTCTTCAGCTTCTTTCTCACGCTTTTTCTCTTCTTCTCTTTCGTGACGTTTTTCAATCTCTTCATCTGTTTCTTTATTCAATGCTCGAGAGTATTGGGCATTTTCAGCCTGCTCTTGATAAGCATCGAGTTCTTTAGCAAATTGAAAGATACCACCTTCGGTAGATACATTAGTATTTGTATCTAAATCATTATCGTTTTCAGGATAATACTCTTCAGGTGTATTTTGTCCATCTTCTGCACCAAATGAATCTAAACCGAAGATAGACGGTTTATCACTGTTGTCTTCTTCGATATAATCAGATGCGTAATCTTCTATTTCACCACTAAAAAGATTCATTTCTTAATCCTTTCAGTCTTGGTTTAAACGATTAAAGATATTGATAATACCTGTTTTATTGGATTTAAAGAATTCCATGTATTCTTCAGACACATAATCTTCTACGCTAAATAGTACTGACAGTAAAGAAGTACCATTACCATTAACTACTACAGGTTTATATTTAGCATTGTAGAGCATGGTAAATAACTTTTTAGTTAAATCCATACACATACGGATATCCATTAATACATTTTCATTAAATGTAGAAATTGTTTCAGATACAGGGCCTGTTACATATTGATTATATGTCTCTTCAGCCGTATCATTACCTTCTACGATATTAATGTATTTTACAGATAGTGCTAATGCTAATGCAAAAGAAATACCTTGTAAGCGAGATTCTTGTTGAAAGTTAGAATCAGCTAATGAACGAATATCGGAATAAACTGACATTTTTATATCCTTTTTATTTTAAATTTCTTAAATCATAAGCGGCAACAAATAAACTATTGGCACTTAACTTTTCTAATTCTTTATAGAATTCTGTTTGAGATAACAATCGACGATGATATCCTAAAATTAAATCACCTAACATACCAACAAGTGATTTATTTTCTTTATATTTAGAAACGACTTTATCAATAGTAGCAATGCCATCACGTACACGTTTACCTACTGCTTTATCAATTTCTTTATCTTTAAGCATAGACACCATATCGTTACGCATACGACCAAAACGATTAATGTCTGTATCATAGGTGCCACCACCAGAGTTTGTGTTACCTGCTAAAATATTAAGTATACCTAAACCACCAAGCATTAACATTATTGGAGTAGTTACAGGGTTAAAAGCTACGACACTACCAATTACCCAACCTGCACACATGAAAAGAGAGAAACCAGCAAGAAACTCGTTAAAGAGATAACTAATAGTGTTTCTAGTTTGTCTAGTACCATAAACAACAAACATCTTATTCAATGCTGTCGTAATTTCAGCACCTGCACCACAACGTACTGCGAACTTATCAGCTAGATGTTCAGCATTGACTTCTTCATATTCTCTTTGTTTCATCAGAGTCTTAGTGTCTTTAACTTGATTAGAGACAAGTGCTGTAACAATAACTTGTTTATCTTTACCAGCTAATTCTTTAACGTCTACTTTTGTTAAAGTATTGTCGCTATCATTCCATTCTTTAAGAATGATTTCTACTTTTTCAGTATCTGGTGTATTGGCAATACGGTTAAGTGTGCCTAACATTGGTAAGTTAATAGAATACGTATGTGCAGCTAATGCAAAGTAAGAGAACATATGTCCTACTTCATGCAAAATAACAGCAGATACTTCAGCTGGAGTTAGAGCTACACGATAAACATGGCTAGTATCCCACATCATTGCTGGGTCTAGGAATAACTCTACTTTAACATCTTGAAATGCACCACCAATTTTAAAGTTCTTAATATCTACGAATGCTTCGATTGTACCTTTTTGTTTTTTCAGTTCTCTGTTTTCGTAAAACTCTCTGTAGATATTATCAATCAAAGTATGGTTTTTATTTAAATCCGGTGGCATCATTGCAAAGCATTTATATTCTGCTGAAATAACGACATTAATGCCTGTATATTTTTTAATGACATCAGTAATCTTTTTCTGATTTTCTTTATCTCGATAAAATGTACGAGGTGTTTCAGTTTCTACAATATACTTAATCGTACTTGTTAGTTCTTCATGAAAACCTGATTTTATCATTGACCAGTTGTTTTCATTGACCATCATCTCGTTAGATAACTCTAACGACCCATCAAATAAACTCATTTTAACTATCCTTTTAGTATAACGTTATACGGTGTTCTCATATTATCTTTCGTTTTATTTGGCTAATATATATTTTTGCATTTAAAAAAATATGAATAGACTTGACTTTTAAAGGAAATTAAAATGGCTGAAGTAATTGGCACTCAATGCCGTAATGTTATTTACTTAGCAAACAATGCCGCTAAGAATGCAGTATTGAGTGAAAAGATTGGTAATAGAGAAACAGATGTACATTTGGTTAAGATTACAGACTATCTCGATGATGGCACAGTAGATAGAAAAATCAAATTAATTAAAAACTTTAAGAAGACTTTCTGGGTATGTACGCCTAAGAATAGAAACCATAAACAAAAGAAAGAGCGTTTTCCTATTTCAGAATGTGAAGAGATTCGTGTACCTAGAAAAGAGATGTTAGGTGCTGCAATGAATTCTCTAGGTATTAAGAACTTTGGTCAACGTATCTCTCCTTCTGATATTCTAAGAGGCCCTTATGTTTACGGTACTGATTTAAGTTCATCTGCTGAATTAAAGTATAAGTATAACCATGGTGAGTTAGCCAGTAAAACAGAGAAGTTAGCAGACGTAGCAGCATTTGACGTGGAAACTAATATCCGTAATAAAGAAAAGTACGAGCATATTGAAATGGCGACATTATCCATGAAAGATATTGTTGTTACTGTAGTAGATATTAACTTTATTCGTGGTAAGTTCCCTAATATCTCTAAAGAGAAAGCATTAGAAACTTTATATAAATACGATGAGATTTATCTAGGTGAAGTAAACAAAGAAAGAAACATCAAGCAAGAGTTTTATGTGGTTGATTCTGAAATCGAAGTCGTTAAGAAAATATTTGAAAGAGCACATGAGATTAAGCCTGATTTCATTAGTGCTTGGAATATGGATTACGATGTACGCAGAACCATTGAGGCTTGTGAAAGAGCAGATGTGAAAGTATCTGATATATTATCCGACCCATCTGTACCTCCTGCTTTTAGATTCTTTGATTATAATCCTGGTAAAGAATCAGCTTTAAGTAAAAAAGGTGTATGGAAAAACTTAGCTAACTTTGAAAAGTGGCCACAAGTCAATGTACCTGCTAGTTTTACTTTTATCGATAGTATGTGTTACTACTATAACTCTCGTAAACACAAAGGTAAGTTACCTAAGTATTCACTGGATTATATTTTGTCTATTGAGTTTCCAGATGAGATTAAACCTGGTATGTCTGAAAAAGAAATTGCTAGGGCTAATCGAAACAGTAAGATTCGTAAGTTAAAATTTGACGAAAGTAGTCATTTGATTGGTACTGTGGATTGGCATATTTTCATGCAAAGTAATTATCCATTTGAATATGTTATCTATAATAAGTTTGACTGTATTGCATTAGAATATTTAGATGAACAAACTATGGATATTTCACATAGTGTCGTATCAGCATGTGAATCTAGTGATTATAAAGACTTTGATTCAGAACCTAAACGATTAGCGGATGATATGCATTGGTTTAATCTAGAAAGAGGTTATGCTTACGGTACTGGTGGTGCAAATAATGAAATACCATTAGATAGTGAGTTAATTGGTCGTGATGATTGGATTATTACATTGAGAGCAGATTTATTAATTGCTGAAGGTAATAATCTATTTGAAGATGCTCGTGGTTTAAAAACATTAGTATTTAGAGATAATGCTGACATTGACGTAACCTCTAGTTATCCAAATGGTAATAGTGCTTTAAATACTTCTCGTGAAACCATGACTAAAGAGTTAATCAGTATTGACAATGTAGATGAAAGATGGAGACGACAAAGTGGTATTAACATGAGTGGTGGATTTGTTAATGCTGTAGAAATATCTTGTCAATTGTTTAATGCACCGACTATGGTTAATATGTTAGAAGAATATAGAAGACAAAAAAATAACTAAAAAAAATAGACTAGGGTGATGTTCTCCCTAGTCTATTTACTCTCCTTATGTTTAACCCATAATAGGTTTGAACATATGGAAGTTTTCTTTGATGTACTCTAAACGATTTTCCACGTCGAAGTGAATTTCGTAACGGTCTTTACAAACCTCCAATGATTGCGGGTAAGCTGTTACAAGAATGTCTACGATATTTTCGACAGTTTTGATACCAGTCTCACCACGAATCAAATCGAAGCAATAGGCATCAACTTCTGCTTCGTATTGGATTTGTTTGATTTCATCCGCTAAGCGTTGTTGCTCTGGATTAGCAAAGTACAGATTGCTGATTTCCGCATTCACTTCACGGATGGTACGACCATCGATATTGAAGTTACGAAATTGCACTGCATGAAGTTTTTCATGCGGCAAGATTCGTTTATCGATGTTCATTATTTCCTTAGTTGATTCTCGTACTTGTTTAGAAAAGAAACCCATTACTTTAAATATAGCATTAAGTGATGGGTTAATATACTTAACAATGATTTTATCTTTGTCAGTAAGATAACCGCCAAAGAATGTCAGATTAGACATCAGTTCTTCTTCAGAATCTTTCTTGAGGAAACTGATGTTGTTCTTATGCATATATCTGGATTGAATCCATTTTTGTTTTTCAACCTCGATATTAAGATTAGTGAACATCTCTTTACGATATTGAAAGTTAAATTTGATAGCCATAGTAATACTCCTTAAGTTTGTTTGTTAAAATATTGTGGAAAGATTCCTCTCTCTTTCCATTATAGTAGTATATATCTGAAATAAAATAAATTATATTAGAATGAAAAATAAAATGTATTAGAGTATATTAATAGACTAGGATAATGTTATCCTAGTCTATTAGTGTTTATTCTTTAGTCATTCAACATTCTGTTAAGCTTAAGCATATTTTCATTGATAAACTTTAAACGAACTTTATCTGAAATCATCTTATCACCTTGTTCTTTCAGTTCATTGTGTCGTTTTTCAGCTGCACGATATACACTACCATCGTCTGTATAAGCATACCAGAAATCAAACCCATTGTACATTTTAACGTATTCTTTTTCTACGTCAGTCAATGCGAAGTTTTCTAAAGTGTAATTTTCCATTTTAGTTTCCTTTATAAAAGATTAAGAGACAATTCTCAATTTAATAGTATAGACCTGAATTAATATTAATTAATTCTTTAGCTTCTTTACTATGAAAGGAAAAAAAGAAAGACAATGCTAGTCACATTGCCTTTCTTTGATTTAGGATAATAGTTATTACTTTTAGTCTAGATAGTAATAATTCTTGTTAGCCCAAGAGTCTAATGAATGGTTTTCTGCTGTTAGTGCAGCTTCCAGCCATTCATTTTCTTCTTTAGTTATTGTACCCATCATTTTCTTGATTTGAAGAGTCTGGATAAGATAACTTGAATCCATTATTTCACTTCCTTTCTACGACATGTATAATCCTCTACTCCTGTTAGTGCAGGAGTAGAGGATTGTCGTTTTATGTTATTAATAAAATCAAAATAGAGAAAGAGTTTAACCCTTTCTCTATTACCATTTAAATAGTATGTACTTAAAAATAAATATAATGCTATTACTACTAGACTACCTATTTGGTAGTCTAGTAGTATAGTCTTTTTATCGAAGTGCTTTTTGTAGTTTATCTACCAATGTAGAAACCGTATCTTTAATTCTTTGGTTAGAGCAATTGTTGATTTTCAAAATCTGGTTAATCTGTTTTGTACAAACACCAATTATTTTGCCCATTGCCATGTAATCGACATATGTATTACTACGTGCAATATAAATATCTGTAAACTCAATACCTTTTTCATGGTCTTCGTAAATATCTACAACTGAATTAAAATGTTTAAATGAAGTACGGATAGGAATAGGAGTCATTGCCAAACTATGGTAAACATAAATACGTATTTGCTTATCATAAGGCATTTTATTTCCACGGTAAGATTTACCGGTTATAAAGAATTCTCCATTCTTACTAATCTGGTACAACATATCAATTGTAGGAGAGATACGTTTATCAATATTGCGAAAAACTGGAATTTCAGGTTTAGCTTGTTTCACTTTAAATTTCCCTATAGTTTTTTGAGTAAGTAACATTTTGTCGATTCCCTGGGTTATAAATAAGTTATGTTAAAATGTTGTCATAACTTATATCTTTTACAGGGTGCATTTTGCCTTTAAAGATACGTGTTCTTTTGGCTATATCATAATTACGGTGCGATGGAATATTATCACAGACTAAATAAACAAAACTATGTTCTACTTCTTGAGGTAGTTTACGTAAACGACCAGCAATCTGTAGATTAGTTTGCGTAGAGTTAATAGCATTAGTCATGATAACGGTAGCCAGTTCTGGAATATCATGTCCAGTACCTGCACCTAATACCGTAGATACGCAAATATCACTGGTATATAAGTTATCTACTGTATCATCTTCAACGTAACTGGTTACTTTCTTATTCGGGTATAATTCAGATAGATACTTAGATAAGTCTTTTGCCATCTTAATCGTACCTACTGTAATCAGTAATTTAAAGTTTGGATTGATTTCGTATTTAGGGAAATGAATGTCTTCAATAATCGAAACAATCATGTTGTAGTATTGCTTCAATAATGTTTTCTTCTTCATGAGTGATTTCTCAAATGCTGTTTGAGAATATCCTCTAAAACCTTCGGTACGAATACCATTTAAACTACCTAGTTTATATTTAAATGCTATAGGCTGAATATAAGATACATGTACTTTTTGCACATAACGTCTCTCTACTGGGAAAAGTAATTTAGACATTCTGTCTACAAATTTATCATCTGCCACCGGTGTAGCCGATAAACCAAATACTCTTTTAGCACCCAAGTAAGAAACAAACTTACAGTTTAGATGATGGTCAAAGTGAACTTCATCAATCACTAAATCATTTACACCTAATAGTTTTGGAAATTCCTGCGGTGTACAATTAAACCCTAAATCTTTAAATTCTTCTAAACTGTATTCCTCGTAATACTTAATAAAATTCATTAGAGTCTTAGAAGAAATTAAAACAGCTTTATAAGGGTTTCTGTTTTCTGCTAAACAGATATTAATAAACGATTTTAACTCATCAGAACCTTGGATACGGATTAAGTCTTTCTTTAAATCAATATCGTAAGTTTTATAAAAGTCTTTAATCCAACCACTGTCTTGGTTTTTACCTAAGTATTGTGGTCGCATAATGCCAACAAATCGCTCTTTCATCTTTTCGATAACAAACATCGAAATAAGACTTTTACCTTGTCCTGTTTGTAGGTGACCGAGTACGCAACCAGAATCAAACCCTAACAAAAAATCAATGACATCTTGTTGTTCACCACGTGGATTCCACCCTTCTTTAATAGTAGGATAGTAATCATCCACAATATTATTAATATCTTTGTATTCTATCTGAAAATCAATTCCTTCTCTATATCGGAACATTTTCAAGTGTCCGATTAAATCGTTTAGCATAGTACGCATGATTCTTACTTCACGTCTATCGTTAGTAAAAAATACATACCCTGCCATGGGTACACGTACCTTTTTTCTTTGTCTTTTATCGTAGTATTCGCTCCATCGCAAGTAGTTTCTTGCAAATGCGCGAACCTGATTATTGTCATCCGCATTTCTAGGATATATAATAACCTGTAACGGATAGACTTCAATCTTCATTGCACTCATGTGTTATTCTCCATAAGGGTGTATAACCACCACCCCTATGGAGGAAGGGGTGGTGTTATCTTAACGTTTATTTATCAAATCACTATAGGTATATTCAGGCTGTTCTAATAGATTAAAGTATTCCAAGTCCATTTGTTCTGGGACGAAGAATTCATCCATAGGACAATCTGACCTATTAGTATGGATATAGGAATTAGGGCTTGCCAGTGTCCTACCTTGTTTTTCATAAGAAAGAGCACCAGACAAACTACGACCCCAAATCAATTGGTCCATCGTACCTACACCATGACCTGTATGTGGCTTAGGTAACGAGAAGTCTTTATTCACAATATCCGTACCTAGCATAGTATATGCTAATACCTGAAGAATTGATAGATTAATACCCAGTTTACTATTCACTGCATCTGATAGTTCCATTAAGAACATCTCAGGTGTTACAGAAATAGCACGCTGTTTAATTTCTTTAACTGAAGACTTAATCATCTTTTCCAATCCTTTTGCATACTTGTACATATCGGATTGTTTCGGAGTGATTTCAACAATTGGTCGATTGGTATCAAAATCAATCATCTCAATTTCTACCATACCATCATCGGTAATCGTCCAACCATTATCTTTCATGTACTTCAGTGTTTCCATAGACAGATAACCTACATCTGTAATTGGAACAACATCAATAATCTCTTCTGTTACAGAACCATCTTTTGCCGTAAACAGAAGTTTAATACGATTGATGTGTGAAGTACGTCTTGCTGACAATACACCTACATCGCGTACATTACTGATATCAGAAATACCATCAATAGCTTCCTCGGAAATGACTAATTTAATAGAAGTAAAGTTCTTCTTAATATCGTCTTTCAAACCAGTAGCCAAACCATCTTTCATGATTTTCATGAACTTCTGTACGTGGTCAGTCAATTCAATCAAAGCACCAATAGCTGAAGAAGTATGGTGTTTTGTAGACAGTACTAACTGCGTAATAATTTGTGTAAACGAAATAATAGCAAAGTGTCCTACATTACGATATTTTGGTACACTACGTGATGCTTGACCAAAACATGTAGAACATACACCTTGTGGGTCAGAATGCTGACAACCAAAGATAGTTCTTACTTTAATTCGTTTACCAATTAAGTGATGGTCTGTTTTCTTAATAGGTTTTAAGATAGGTTTTAATTTACCATTTACTTCTACTTCATCGGCAACATAGTACATACCTTCTAGGAATTCCAAATCTGAAATCACATAACCATCTCGGTTATCTCGTACTTGGAATTCAAAATAGTATTCAGAACCACAGTCGCCAAAATGTAGATTTCTCAACTCCATGCCAATGAATTGTACACGACGAGAAAAATACTCTGTAAACTTCAGTGGGGCAGATTGGTTATTCAAAGACATTGCAGCTGTACGTGATTCAATTAATCTATCGTACAATCTGTGGAAGCCATCCATATAGCCATCTTGAATAGGTTCGTTAAAGATATCAGAGTTGATATCCGTTACAGAACCACGTGGTCCAAAACATTGCATCAATTGTGGAATCTTAATTACACTTGAACGCATCATGATGGAAATGTTATTGAACTTGTGTCTTTCTGAAGTCATTACCTTTTGTTTACGCTTATAAATACTGGCAATGTAATGTGGGTCTTTTACCGTATTAGCGTTAACTGGATAATCCTTCTTAATCTTAATAATTTCAGGGTCAAATTCAATATCTAAGATGTCTTCAATATTCATCGACATATGGTATTTTGCACGATGGATTTGTACATCATTAAAGATATCGTTAAATGCCCTCATGTATTCTTCCCATACTTCAGACTGTAATGCCCATGCTTTCTCATTGGTATCCATTGGATAGATATCAAATACACTGTTTACAATCTTAGAAAGAAATAAACGAAACGACGTTGGTGTAAAAGAGAGTTCGTCTTTCATGTAAGATGAAATAAAATGCTCTTTAGTGATTGGGACATTGGGAAACTTTTTAATGATTTCCCATCCGTATCGTGAGATTGCAACTTGTGTACCTGTTGTATCGATTACTTCGCCATCGTCAAACTCTAGTTTAAACTTACCGACAAAGTTCTCTAATACATCGACAGGACTTGCATCTAGTATTTTCCTTGCAGCTAATTGCATGTTGTTTTCCTTTATAAAATAACAGGTCTAACATATTAATAATATATATCAGACCTATTATTCATTTTTTAGTCGTTATCGTTGCTTTCAGTTTCAACTGAATCGGAATCATCAGAATCATTTGATTCATCTGAATTTCCATCCAAGTCTACTTCTTTATCATCGTCATCGTCATTTGACTGTTGATTACTGTTACCCCTACTACCTTTTTGTTTAGGTTGCTCATCATCACTCTCATCAATTTCCATACAGATTGCACCTGTAATAGGATCGATTTTAGACAATACTTGTTGACTTGGGTCAAATGGAGCATATACCATCTTCGTACCATTTGTTTGGATAAAATGTCGAAGAATTTGCAATGGTCTATTTGCACCAATATTAATCTCATTAGGATTAATTACATCGTCGATATCTGTTGGTCTGTCTGTTGTATAAATCGTTGTTAAGATTTTATCAACAGTTTCTGGATTATTAGAACGGTCATGTAAGACTGCCGCTAAACCAGAAGGACCACTGCCTACTAACAAACGACCTTCAGACTCACCTGGGAACTTAGTAGCCTGTTTACGGATTTGTTGTGTAGTTTTATCTTTAGATGTTAATGGAACAATAATACCATTTGGTTGTGTTGC